ACTTTCCTTTCGTACCAGCTGTCCTAAAGAGAATTTTGCCTCTTTATATTTATTAATTCGTGTCTGGATATCATTCGGAACAGTATATCCACCATCAGCTTCAGTTCCTTCATTCATGGAATTCTTCACACGGAATCCATTTCTTGCAGCCTGTGCAAACTCTGCTGTAGAATCTTTTGGTGTTCCTGCAGGAACCTTACTCTCCGGCACGGCTGCTCCATCGTCCAAGTCTTTCAGAATATCAAATTTATCCTGAAGCTCTTTCAGTTCATCTTTAGCTTTTTTTGCTTCTTCCAGTTTTCCTTCATTGGCAAGGTTCTTAACTTCATCTTTTTTCGCGTTAATCTTCTCCAGAAGGTCTAATAATTCTTTGTTCACGTCTTTTTCTCCTTTCAAAAAGAGAGATCAAACACCATACCGGTCAAGATCTCCCAATAATTCAGCCTTTATCTTTTCATTTTCCAGGTTTCTCTGATTAGCCTCTTTTGCTTTGATTTTTTCCATAACTGCATCTGCAATAGCGTCAATATCCAGAGTTTTATTTTCCGGTTCTTCATGCTGCTTTAATGCTTTTGGGGTCTTTGAATACTCATCAAAGTAATTACTTGTACAAGCTGCTGCCTGTACACTGTCCTCCACTTCAAAATCAAAATAATCAGTAGTATCACTTCCGACCATCCAGGTCTCTGCGTTGATCAGATTATTGATTTCCTCTTCTGTAACCCCTTCTTTTGTCTTCGACATGTATGTCTGCAGGATTGCTTTCTGGCAAATATCCAGAGTATCTGCATCTTTTCTCAGCTGATCTGCGTTCATACTGGTAAAAAAGTAACCATTTGTAGGCTTATGAATCATAAAAGTTCCATTTGCCGGAATCACGATCCGATCACCGGCACATGCAATCACAGAAGCAATACTGGCCGCAATACCATCAATATAGGTGGTAATCCTGGCATTATTGCGTTTCAACATGTTATAAATGGTAATTCCGGCAAATACAGATCCGCCTCCACTGTTTATGTGAAGGTTAATCTCCTGTATGTCTTCCAGATTTTTCAGGAAATCTGAAATATCAGAAGGACAGGTATCATCATCACACCATTTTCCCCAGTCATCAGATACGATATCCCCAAAAATATTCAGATCTGCTGAGATTTCTGTCTGATTGCAGATTTCCAATTTTCCTACATTCTTTTTCTGGTTTTTCAGCAGTAATACTGGCATTCTACTCACCTCCTTTGGTGTACTGTGTTCCAACTTTTTCAAGCGGAATATAATTTCCATTCACAATGAGCTTATCGCCATCCGGATCATCCGGCATATCCAGATATCTCCTCGCTTCATTTGGCTTGTATATTCCATTGTTTACAGCATCTTTTAGCATTTCCATCTGTGTCTTTGTATCAGTCCTCAAAATTGCCTTCTCATTAAACTTATAAAAAAATCCATTTTCTTCCTCTTTCAAGCTCAGAACTTTCGCATTGATCTCTTCTTCATACATTTTTAGTCTGTACAAAGCGGTATCAACTAAAAAAGCCAACTGCTGGGTTTCACTGTTTGAATAACTGGATTTTTCATAATTATTGATCTGATTCGGCTTAATACCGAATGCTCCGGCAATCTGAAGTGCGGAATACTTTTTTAATTCGAAAAACTGTGCGTCAGTCAGATTCATTTTCAGTGGAGTAAGCTGTAGTCCGATTGGGACAGGTATTACCCTTCCTGCATTTTTCGGGCCTGACAGTTTATCTGCAAATTTTTTCTGCAGTGCTTTTATCTTGCTCTCTTCCAAATCACCCACGTACTGTAATGCCATGCTTGCACTTAGTCCCTGACGATAAAGGTTATTCATAAAATTCTGACTTTCCAATGCTCCACCCACGGTATCTTGCAGAATTTCCCGCACAGATTTTCCCATAATTCCATTTAAGGAATACCAGGTTTTAAAGTGCATAACCTCACTGGATCTGAACAAATACTGTTCACCGGTCTTGGGATCATTGTACTGATAATACAGTTTCCCTTTTCCTCCAAACACACCAACATCATCCATATATACAGTCACACAATCCGCCTGCATTGGCCAAAGATCCAGGACTTTGTAATGTCCTCCATATTTTTCTCTTTCAAAGGTACCACGCATCCAGATATAGCCATTTCCATAATGCTGACAGTTCATCTCTGTAGTAGTCCACAAAGTTGTGGGTGTCATTATCGTGTTCGGTCTCACAGTCAGAAGCCTGGTAATCTTGCTCGGCTCTGCCCTGATCCGACCTTTAGGCGTTTCCTGGTAGTACTTTAACGGCACTTTTCCCATGGTTTCGCTGAGCATTTTTAAGCAGGTGTAATATGTCACCTCTTTCTCAACATCTGGATTAGTACCAGTTATTCCCAGCCATTCTTTCAGATCATCGTCATCCATGTCTACCGTTGGTCGCGTCATTGCATTCCATGCATTTTTTAATCTGTCTAATATGTTCATGTTACCAGTCACTTTCCAAAAATTGATCTATTCCCTCCTGGTAGCTGGATCCGAATTCATGATACATTGCCAGCTTAAATCCACACAAGGTAGAATCCACAGGGTCAATTCTTTTTGTTGTAGCATCTTTATCTATCTTAATCAGTCCCTGGTTGGTTCTGATCACTGCATTGCTCATTGCAAAATTCAATACAGGATTGTATTCGTACAGGACATTTCCGCAATATACCTGCTCACGGAATCCCTGAGTAGCTTCATTCAAGTGTTTATGGCTCTGGAAAACTTCCTCCACTGTATAACCTTCGTTTGATAGATCCATCATCAGCTTACTTGCATTGGCAGGGTCAAAGCACAGACATTCTATGTTCCAGTCATTCTCTGCACATGTATCCAATACATATTGCATTACTGCATTCTGGTCTACAATCGGAGTATCTGTCACTGTAATAAATCCCATTCTTTCCCAGGCATCATAATCCACTTTATCTTTTGCCTTTCTTTCAGCCAACTTCTCCCGATTCGGAATGAAAGAGTGGGAATACAGTATGTATTTCACAATTTCTTTTCCAGTCTTGTCAAATTCGCCTGATAGAAAGGGAATTACGAATGTAACAGATGTAAGGTCTATTTTGGCTGACATATCGAACCCCACATAAACACTCATTCCATGAGTATCAATAGGGATTTTATCAACCTGGCAGGCTTTCCACTTTGCCATGTCCATATATCCGTTTTCTTTTGCCTGAACCCAGATATTCAACATTTTTGTGAGAAATGCCGTCATCTTTTCCGGTATTTCTTTGGCTACCCGCCAGGCTGTACGGATCTTATCCGCGCCATTTTTATAGCTCATCCTAATCGGATTCGCTTTTTTCCAGATGTTTTCATCTTCCAGGTTACGGATATCATCCTTATAATCCTCCGGATCCACTTCGCAGATATCCACCAGATACTCTTCATTCTCCACATCCACATCCGGATCCAGTATCTTAGAGCAGTATTGATACTCCTGCACATAACATGGATAAGTAAGATCCATCCCTGCAGTTGTAATAATCATCAGCAATGGCTCTTTGGTGTTTGCTCCAAGACCAAGATCATAAAACTCAGTAGTCTTATGCTGATGGTATTCATCCAAAATCAGTCCGGCCGGATTGGTTCCATCTCCATTCTGGCCATCCTCTTTCGACAATGCCTTTATGAAGCTTCCAGTTTTTCTGTGTATTACAGCATCCCTGGTGATTTTAAAAAGAGGTTTCAGTGGAGATTTATTCAGCATGAGCTTAGCTTCATTCAAAATAATCTTCGACTGATCCCTCTTGGTTCCAGCAGTATAATATTCGTAATTTTCTTCATTTCTCGTAGCCATAACTGATATTTCATATAAGGCTACACCAGCCTCCATCTGAGACTTGGCATTTTTCCTTCCAACCTCAATAAAAGACTGTTTGAACCTTTTATAACCGGTAATATCTTCGCGCCATCCGTAAAGTTGGCACAGATTAAATTTCTGCCATATCGTCAAGCTGATCGGCTGTCCTGCAAGGTCACCTTTAGAATGCCGGAGCATGGAAAACCAGTCTACAATTTTTGATGCTTCCTCTTCATCCCAATGATAAGGCCATACATTAGCCTGTACATTCTTTGCATCCTCTTTCTTGCAATCCCTAAGGAAGCGCATACAAGCCCATTTATGTTTTTTCCCTGATATTTCTTCCCCGGCCAGACAACGGTTGGCGTAATCTATCAGTTCTTCTTTGATGGTCATATATTGCCAAATTTATTTGTGATAGCTTCCCTTGTCTTATCAGACTTCACTGCTGCAGCTTTTAGTCTGGCGTCAATAGTGAGTCCACACAGGGAAGCAAATTTTCTCATTTCCTCTGCGTATGTGCGCTGAATATCAACCATTGGATTTTTCACCACAATAACGCCATTCCTGGTCTCTCGATCAATGTAATAAGTCTGATCTTTCAATATCTCTGTAGCCTTAACATAGTTAGCAAAAGCATTACAGTAACCGCCCAGATTGTTACGATCCAGGTTCCCGATCAGATTGATCTTTTCCAGTTCCTTGACAATCCTGCGCCACTCTTTTTTTGCCACATTATCAATTAGCCAGGTAGGAGGACGTTTTAATTGATTTTTGTCCGTAGTCACACTGTCTTCTTCTGCTTCCCTGGTCTGCATTGTGATCACAGTAAGATTTCCCCGCTGCTCTGTCAGCGGCTTCCTCGGTCTTCCCATTCATCCTCCCTCCTTCCTTTGCCAACTTTTTATGAGTATTTAGAATTTTGCGCAAGCTATAGGGCATGCGGGGACGACGGCGTTTCCTGAAAACTTTTCAGACCGCCCCTCCCGTCTGTGTATAAAAATCCACAAGCATTTTTGCAAGCTTTTTTTCCATCACTGGTCTCTCTTTTTTATACATCTGCTCAATTTTTGAATGTGTATCGTGATGTAATGGCATCAGATTCTGCTTATCGCATCGTTTATCCCATGCTTCTTTTAACGGAATAATATGATGCACTGTATCTGCTGCCAGAATTACTCCTTCCGTCATGTAGACATACACATCAATCCCGCAAGCACTGAGAATATCAGATCTTGTCAGCTGCCATTCCCTTGAATCATAAAATGTTTTGCTTTTCTGATTTCTGGCATTCTGATCATATATCCGATAGCGTTCTTTATCTCTTTGTTTCATGCAGGGACACCTGCTGCCGGACGGAATTCTTTTTCCGCACCTGCCACATCTCTTATATATCATCTTTTTCTCCAATAAAAAACGCCCGGCCGTGCCTGCCAGACGTTTGTGGAAGTATGTATGAGTCAGTATTGTACCATTATATCGGCGGTACTAACCGAGTCGGAACAGATGGAACCGAACCACCGACACGCTGGATATAAGCCAGCTGCTCTACCACTGAGCTATGTTCCGATATACCTGCCAAGCCATAGTGCCTGACAAGTAAGGGTGCAACCGATTGATATTTGATTCATCCATCTGAATCTATTATAGTTATAACACGAATCAAGTATACCATTCTATACCATCTTAAAATTCTTCAATGCTGATGAATGCAGCCTATGTACCTGTGTCCATCCATAGCCCATCTCTGTTGCTACATCATCCCATTTTAAGCCTTTTATATAGCGTAAGCGCAGAACTTTCCGTTCATCTTCTGAATGCATTTTGCGGATCTGATTTTCAATCTTCCGATATTGTTGAACTTTTTTTAACCGTTCTTTCTTTAACAGTTCAATCTGCTCATCCAGTATTGCAATATAATCAGACAAATCAGATTGACTGCTGCCCTTTGGCATACCATCATTTACTACAGAAGGGAACATCTTATCAGCTCTTAATCTTTTGATTTCTTCCAGGATGTCCCGCTCTCTTTTGACTGCTCTCTGATATGATTTTAAATATTCCTTTTTCTTTTCATTTTCTTCCTGCAATCTCCTGTCCATCGGTATCACCTCCTGTTTTCAGCCGTTCCAGTTCCCAGTATGTAGGTGATCTGGTTATGCCATTTGGTAATTGTAATTGCACTACATGGGGATATAATGCTTTTATCCTGGCTTTCACCTTTTGGGTGATGATCTTCCCGTCACCAGAAGCATAACTGGTTTGTATGATCTGAATAATATCCCCTCTTTTGATTCCATGTTTCTCTTCCAGTCTTCTCTGCTGTCGCTCCCATTTCTCTGCTTCAGCTATCGCCCACTCAGCTGTTGGGTCTTTATATTTTTCATGGTTCATTACAAGCTTTCACCTCCTACAAGTCTGCCAGTTCCTTTTCATATATTTCTTTTTGCTGCCTTAACCATTCTGCAAGATCATTCTGGAATCGCTTTGACTGTCCATCATCAGTTTTTGGAGAAACAACTTGTACCCAATGATGTTTATCATGTTCTTCCAGAATCCGCGTAATACTTTTAACATCCCGCTCCAACTCTTTTGCCTTTTGTAATGTGTCCTTATCCATTCCGCAATTCCTCCAGTTCTGAAAAATCCCATTCACGCGGTAGTGTGGATCCGCAATGGCTAATCATGGCGCAGCGTACACAATGTGGGTGTTCCGCACAGTACCTGCTTACTGTCTTTATTGCACACAGCAGCTCTTGATTTGTGACTGCTGCCTGCTCTGTATTAATATTTTCCTTCGCTATTTTCTTTCCCCTACTCATATATCATCATTCCTCTGCTTTTTCTGTTTTTTTATCGCACATGACGCCCATAGTAATACACCAAATGCTCCAAGCACAGTTCCAATGCCAAATGCTATTAATAAATCAACCATTTTTGATTTCCTCCTCAATGTCCGCTCCGCAGCATACAAAACAGCAACTCTGTCATGGAT